TGCTTGGCCTATGTGTGTGAATGCAAAACTCACTGATTCATATAAACAGTTCAATGAGTTGTATCCTAGAACGTTTGCTGGTATAGAACAAAATGGATTAGCAGTTAACGATGCTTTTCGAATCCCAGCGCTGGTGAATAACGGCAGAGTGTATTCAGTGTATAACTATCACACCACAACAGGACGTCCAAGCAATGCACACGGCGGATTCAATTATGCGGCTATGAACAAAGAAGATGGTACTAGAGCAGCATTTCAAAGCAGACACGCAAACGGAGCTTTAGTAGAAATGGACTTTGACAGTTATCATGTTAGGCTAATTGCTAAACTTATTGGATATGATATGCCAGCTACGAGTATACATGACTATTTAGGTCACTTTTATTTTGGTGTTGAAGAATTAACACAGCAGCAACGAGAAGAAAGCAAAGCTATTACGTTTCGACTTTTATATGGAGGCATTGACAAAGAGTTTTTAACTATTCCATTCTTTGCACAAGTAAATGATTTTGTGTTTAAACTTTGGAATTCATGGAAACGTAGCGGGTGCATACAAACTCCTATCATAAACAGAAGTATATGCAAAGACCAAGCCAATAACATGACAGCATACAAGTTGTTTAATTATTATCTACAAGCCACTGAAACAGAAGTATCTGTTAGCAAACTATCACAACTACAAAAATATTTGCAAGACTATAAAACATGTATAATATTGTATACATATGATTCTGTGCTATTCGATGTTCCTTTATCGGAAGCCAAAGGTTTATTGCCACAAATAAAAACTATCATGGAAAAGGGTAATTTTCCGGTGAAATGTAAAGTTGGCGATATTTATGATAAAATGAGAACTATCACGTTATGAATATAGATTCTATAATTGCAGAATGGACATACCGACTAGAAAAAGGTTATCCAGACTGCCCCGAAGATTACATTGAGTTACGCAACGTTTTACGAGAACGAACTGATTTATCTATTAACGAGCAAGATGCTATTGTGCGCAGAGCAATGGGATTGGAAGAACAAGAAGATGATGTTGAATCTGATGATCTAGTTTCTAAAAAAGAACAACAACGGTTAATTACATATATTGAAACTAATTATAAGTTTAATGATCAATCTATAAATAATTTAGATTTTTTTTCTATTAAAATTTTAGAATCTGAATTTAAACAACAATTATTAGAAATAATATATTCAAATACTCCATACTATAATTTAGAACGAGGTGATATACGTATTACTGGTAATGCTTTGGAATTATATAATATATGTTCAATAGTTAAAGTACCAAATGGACATTGGTCTGAATTATTTTTTGCTTTAATGTTTAAAGGTCGGGTAAAAGGTGGTGTAGCCGGCGATGATAATAATATTAAATCCGATGTAGAATTGAATAACCCCAAAGCTGATATATCAGTAAAATCATATATAGAGACAACATATGATTGCGGAACATTACCAGCTGGAACATATACTAAATTAAAAAAATTTATAGCATTGTCAGAATTGTTAACAGGTATAGATGTGCAAACAGCATCTCTTTCTACAATTGAAATAAATAAAATATTAAAAGAATTAGAGTCAGAGCGTTTACAAGATGAAATAAAGGAAATATTAAAACAAGAAGATTCTAGTTTTGCAATATTACGAAATGCTGCAAAAAGAATACGAGATATATTAGGTAATGCGTCTCCTGATTATTTAGAAAATGTAATCGATTCGTTTTGCAATGATTTAGATAATACATTGCAAATTGCATTTGTCGATAAAATTGATTGGTGGGCATTATTTAATAGAAATAATAATACATTGTTTTTACGTCCTTCAGCTGAAATATATGAAGCTGTACGATGTAGAAAAGAATATCCTAGAATATCTAATGCAATACCCAATTTCCATCAAGGTAAAGTGTGGTTAAAGGGTACTGCAGTAGGTGTAACAAAAAAACAATACAAGGATGAATAATTGAAAACACAACTACTATGCACATTTGCACATCAATCAGATTTAAACATTGTAACTGATTACATACAACAAAGTTACACTATACCAGAACAACGAATATTTGTGTTTTCCAATGCAGATCATCAAGATCAATTGTATTGCACTTACAATGCAGACAGCACCACACGCAGAGGACAAAACACCATAAGCATACATCGTAAAAAAGAAACCAACACTTTGTACACAGTCAATGCTCTCAACGCAATTATACGTCGAGTCAACAACGGAGTGCTAGACAAATCATATCAAGTAGATTGGTCACACTATCAAAATTCATTTATACTAACAGACGATGACAGCTACCGTGTTGTTGAATTGATATTTTTCAAGAAGATTTCTTGGTAATCTGATATTTATTATATATAATAAGGTAATAATATGATTCGACTTAAAAATTTAATAATGGAACGAGAGGATTCAAAACGCAAAAATATAAAAATGCGTGTAAATTACATTGTGTATGATACTAATTATCGTGATTCAACAATGCCAATTCATGATGAAATGATGTCAAAAGAATTTGCTAAAGAAATGGTTGATCAAATTGTAGATATGATAGAAGATGAAAATATTAGAAATCCAGAAACTGGAGAATATGAATATGATGTTACCAGATTAGATAGTGATATTAGATTTGATTGTTGTATACAAAAAGATGACTATGAAATTGATTTTAATGTTTCATATGATGAAGATGCTGAATTAGTTGCAATTGATATTCAAGATCCAGAACTAGCAGATAAATTTGGTATAACTGAATCTGACTTATACGAATTATTATCTTAGGAAAATCATGATACGACTCAAAGATTTATTAACAGAACAACAAGAAAACCGAATAGCTATAGGCGGACTAATAATAAACAATGCTAATATAGAAAAAGGAGAAGACTCTGTAAAAATAACGTTTAGTAATAATGATATACCTAAAGATTCTCAATTAGTAAATTACTTACCAAAAATGATTTGGAATTGTACTATAACATTAACTCAAAACGGCGATATGATTGATGGTACTATAAAATGTGAGGGAGAAGGTAAATATAAAGGAAAAGACGTTGAGAGTGCCATTATGAAGATCGTCGACACTTTTCCTAAACCTGCGGACACTAACAATTTTACACAAAACATATTAACATCACTTGGTTTTAATACTACGAATTTAACAGAACAAACACAACCACCAGAAGACAAAATAATCGACATTAAAGGGTCAGAACCTTATTACACTGTAATTTACAGACATAATGGAAAAAATTACAAAATTGAATTTGAAGATTATGAATTAATGGATCGTGTTGACGAATATGGATGGACTGGTGAAATTTTAGGAGTTGATCAAGACGGAGGCGAATGGAGTTGTTATGCAAATGCAGTAACATTAGGCGGTGGTGATTATGATTGGGATATAGATTGGGATCAGATACAATATCAAGGCGTGCCAAAACCTAACGTAAAAAAACAATAAAAAAATTAAACAATTACTTGGACTTAACGAATTAATTATTTAATATATAATTAATAAATAACATAAATTAATAACTTAACAAAGGAGTACTTAAATGGGACTTAACTTAGATGCCATCAAGGCAAAACTTAACCAATTAAACAAAACCGACGATCGTCGTAACAACCTATGGAAGCCAGAAGCTGGCCCAAAAACAAGAGTAAGAATTGTACCTTACGTTCACCGCAAAGACAATCCATTTCTAGAATTGTATTTTCATTATGACATTGCCAAAAGGTCAATGCTATCGCCAGTATCATTTGGTAATGCAGACCCGGTAGTTGAATTTGCAGAAAAACTAAAGAAGACCGGAGACAAAGATGAGTGGCTAATGGGTCGTAAAATTGAACCTAAAATGAGAACTTATGTTCCTGTTATCGTTCGTGGTAAAGAAGCAGAAGGTGTCAAATTTTGGGGATTCGGTAAAACGATCTATACAGAATTACTTTCTATTGTGTCTGATCCAGACTATGGTGATATCACCGACTTAATGAATGGTCGTGACATTGACGTAGAGTTTATTCCTGCAGAAGGCGGAGGATATCCAAAGACTACGATTCGTGTTAAACCTAACACATCTCCTGCAACCGAAGACAAAGGTATTGCGGAGAAGATTATGAATCAGCCTGTAATCACAGACATATTTCCAGAGCCAACTTATGAAGAGTTAGAAAACGCTCTTAAAGCATGGATGAATCCGGAAGATGACAGTGCCGACGTTGATACATCATCTAACACCACAGCAGATACATCTGCAAAAACTGAGGAAAAGGCAGAAGCCAAAACTGAAGAAAAACAAACAGATGTAGCATCAGCATTCAACGATTTATTTAACAAGTAGGAGTCTTTAAATGGCAAAGAAAAAAAGCAAAAGTAAGGACGAACTGGAAGATGCGTTAGCAAACACATTGGCCGATAGTATAAACAAACAGTTTAAAGGTCAAGCGTTAAAGACTGCATTCTTTCTTGCAGGCGACGATGATTCGCCAAGCAACGTTAAAGAGTGGATATCTTCAGGATGCGATTCTTTGGATTTAGCAATATCTAATCGACCTA